CCTTCATCACAAACAATATTGGATGGAAGATTGATAGGTCATTTGGAACACAAACCACACTTGAAGATTTCTTTAATTAGGAGAAAAAATTGCAAAATAATGTTTTAGATTATAGTAAATACACTAACAAGACTGTTAGACTTGCTGACAATGATTATAGGTTAGGTGCAAAAGTACCATATACACAAGACCATGTTAAGATAAATTCTGAGGATTTCTGGAATGAAAGATTACGACCAGAGTGGTTTGATGTTCATCATTTTGGATTGGATTTTGATAAGGTTGGTTTAAGAGAAGCTGCCGAATTGAAAGAAGTAAAAAATAAAGGTGATTTGCAAGGTCAAAGATTTAAAGTTAACCCAGCGAAAAAAGATATAAAATCTGATGTTTCTACTAAAGGTAAAGATATTAGAGAACGTCCTATTATTATCGTAAAAGACAGAGATAGTAGAACAGTTCTTTATATTCAAGATGGAAATACTTTTTATATTGTTGGTGAGGAACTTGAATTTCCTAATTATTTAACACTAGAATTTTATAAAAATTCTAACTGGACAGAAACAAATGCAATCGCACTAGGTGTTTATTACAATCTTCTTGGAAAACCAAGTGCAGAAGCAGATAGTGATGATATTCAAAATGCTCTAAAAACAATTGCAGAGTCTTCTGAATTTAAAAAGTTACTTAAAAATCCAAATAAGAATTATGAAATTATATCTAAAAAATTGCATGATTATTGGGAAATGATGCTTGGTGTTAAAAAGAATAAAACTGTTGATATTGCAAATATTATCAATGACATTATTTTCGGTAAGACAAGTAAATCTCAAAAACTAAACCCAACTAATGAAGAAATTAAAAAAGATGCAGAAAAACAAGGTTTGACAGATAATCATATAACTAAGTTTACAATTTATGCAGGCTATCCAGAAAAGGTTGTTACACAACATTGGATGACCGAAAGACTTAAACTTGAAAACCCATCTACTCTATTAAGAACAATATTTAAATTAAGTGGGTCAGAATCACATAATCAAAATTGGTGGATTAGAAAAGCATATAAAGTTATTACAAAAGTAGAAGAATATATGGTATTTCATGCTGGTTCACATAACATGGCGAAATGTGGTATTGCTGGAGTTTATCAAAATCATGTTGCCAGTGAACACAAATTTTCATTGGGTACTATTGTTTCAGTTGAACAAATTAAAAAGTGGTATCAAGAACTTGGTATTGAAGAGGAAAATGATAACGAAGAAAATGATACTTTAAATCCATTTATGAGTGATGATTGATAATTTATTATGTGAAATAATTGATGAAGAAGTGCAATCAGATGAGGTTGCACTTCTACTCTCTGGTGGTGTAGATTCTATTAGTTTAGGAATGTCTGCACAAAAACTTGGAAAGAAAGTATCTGCATATACTTTTCACTTAGAAGGTGAACCATCATACGATAGTAATACTGCACAAGATGTTGCAAAGACTTTCGGTTGGAATATTGATGTAACAGTTGTTCCTAAAACAAATCTAAAAGAAGATTTCTTTACATTGTTAAGAGAATACGATTGTAAAAAGAAAACACACTTTGAGTGTACACATTTTGGTTTGTATCTTTTTCCAAGAATAAAAGAAAAGTATGTATTATCTGGTATCGCCGCAGATGGTTGGTATGGAGTTTCAAAGAAAGCTCGTATTAACTTTATACAGACTAAAGAAAAGTTTGATGGGTTTAGAGATAGATACTTTGGTGCAGAAAACCCAGCTGGTATTCTACAACAAAAGATGTTGGCAGAAAACTATAATAAAGTATTAGTGCATCCATATCTATGGCATGATAAAGTAAAAGATTTCTTCATGCAATATGAATGGAATGAATTACACCAAAACAAAACAGAAAAGTATCATGTACGAACTTGTTATCAGAACGAGTTCAGTAAATTAAATAAAATAAAAACACATTTAAACTTGCAATTGGAATCAAATACTGATATACTATTTGAAAATCTAATAGATGACAGTGAAATTAATTTCAAACGTAGAAGTAGAGTCATGGATATTTGCAGAGATTGGAGTTTGCTAAATACTTCTACAAATACGTTAGAGGACTTTATGTAATGAAATATGAACCATACTTATTAAAAGATGTACATGATGCATCTGCACAAAATAAATTTAATGTGATATCTACTTTTGCTGGTGGGGGTGGTAGTTCTACAGGCTATCGTCTTGCTGGTGGTAAAGTACTTTGTATAAACGAGTTTGTAGAAGAAGCAAGAAACACATACAGAGAGAACTATCCAGATACACCAATTATACCAGATGATATTAAAAAGTTATCTGGTCAAGAGTTTTTAGATATCACTGGATTGAAGTCTGGTGAACTTGATATACTAGATGGTAGTCCACCATGTTCTGCATTTAGTATGGCTGGTAATGTAAGTCACGGTAAAGGTAATACACACAAAAATGCATTTGGTAAAACTAAAGGATATAGTGATATTAAAGAGGTCACTAATGTAGAAGATTTATTCTTTGAGTTTCTTAGAGTTGCAGATGTTATCAAACCAAAAGTTATTATTGCAGAGAATGTTGCTGGTCTTACTATGGGTGAGGCCAAACAATATTTTAATAAGATACAAAATACATTTGAAGATATTGGTTATGATGTTTGTGCAAAGGTTTTGAATAGTGGATACTTTGGTGTACCACAAACTCGTAATCGTGTTTTCTTTATTGGTCTAAGAAATGATATTACTACAAAAATTGGTTTGACTTTTATGAATATTCATAGTATATTTCCTAGTGAAAGTAAATCTATGGTTACACTTGGTGAGGCTTTAGATGACTTAGAATATGATGATGAAGAAGTTAAGACATTGACAGAGAAGTTTTCTAGAACTGCATATTGGAAAGACACTGGTAGTAAGATGCCTAACAATCCAGATAAAGTATTAACTGGAATGGACTACCATCATAAAGGTCACCACTTCAATTTGAAAAGAGTATCACTCAACGCACCAGCTCCTACTCTTACTGCAATGGGTAGTAATGATACAACTGCTGGTGCATTTCATTGGAATGAACCTAGAAAACTAACGATAGGTGAACTTAAAAGAATACAATCTTTACCAGATGATTTTGTTCTTACTGGTAAATGGAATCAAAAGTCTGAACGTATCGGTAGAATGGTGCCACCATTACTATTGAAGGCGATTGCAGATTCAGTGTATGAAAATGTTATTAAGGAATATAAGAATGGCTGATTTTACTTTTGCACATAGAGAAGAAGGATTTGATGAACATATAGAAAAATCTATTCGTGGGTATTCACAACTCATGGATGATGTGATATCACTATCTCGTTACTTTGTAGAAAATGAAACTAATGTTGTAGATATCGGTTGTTCTACTGGAAAAATGACAAAGGCTCTAATAGATTATAATTTAGACCATGCTGAAACTGCATCATATATTGGATTAGAAATTGCAGACGGTTTTGATGAAGATTTAAAGAAACGACAAAAAGAACTTAAATGGTATGAATATGTAAAGTTTGAAAAGTTAGATGCTCGTACTTACGAGTATAAAAATTGTTCTTTGATTACATCTATTTTTACCTTGCAATTTATGCCGAAGTATGATAGAAAAGAACTATTACAAAACATTTATAATGGATTAAACTGTGGTGGTGCATATATATTTGCAGAGAAAACAATCTGTGAAAATGCACTCGTACAAGATATGATTACTTTTAACTATTACGATTACAAAAGGAAATCATTTACCACAGAAGATATTATGGATAAGGAACGCACCCTTAGACATATGATGAAACCTAATACATGGAAAGAAATTGAAGGTATGTTAACAGAAGTAGGTTTTAGTGTTATTCAACCTTTTTGGAGAAACCATGCATTTGTTGGTGCGTTAGCTGTAAAATAGGAGAAATAAAAATGGATGATAATTTATTAAAAGATTATCAAGAATTCGTTGATGAAGTATCCAG